AGAAGTTAGTCCCGTGTTGATTTATCTAACAACTCCTGGCAGTGCCGTTTTTCATGGTTTATTAAATTTTACTCCCTCTCTTTTTTTCTTTTTACCGCTCCAAAAAGCGTCGCTTTTGCTCGTACCTCACTCAAAAAAGACAAAAAAGAGCCTCTTCCGTAAACTTTAAAAACCACCAGTCGATTCTCTCCCTTTCAAAACAGGCACACGCCTAACCCTGTGGTTATTAGTCCCGTAATGGTTTTGTTGAAAAGTCCCCGGATGAATCGCTCTCTCGTAGTTCCTCGAAATACTCCCTCTCTTTTTCCTTTTCCCGCTATCGCTTGGGGGGCTTGCAGCCACCCAGAAAACGAGAAAAGAGTCTCTTCCGTTTTTCTCGAAATTACCAGTCGCTGCGCTCCTTCTCGTTCACGCTTCAATCCTTTTATATGTAAGTCCCGAGTCGTATTGAATAAAAACTATCTATGAATCGAATAAAAGTTATCGCATACTCGCTTACCTGGAGATGCCTCGACGGTGTCCGCAAAAGAGCTACCACCAGTCTTCAGCAGCTCCGGACGCTTCATAAAGCTTGTTTGTTGAACATGGACTGTAAAACATACTTCATAGTCCCGAGTAGGCTCACAGCACAACTTTTGCTCGTACTTCTTTCCTCGCTCAGCGAACGCTCGAAATTCCAGACTGCTCGTTATCCCGCTCTTAAATCCTTTAAGTACACTGCGCTTCACTGCTCGCATCAAACGACTCACCGCTTGAATAGTCCCTAGTCCCGAAGTTTTACTATTTACATTCAAGCTTCTCGTCCTTCAACGCTCGCATCTTCGCTTGTTCCCATAAAGTCTTTAATCGCAAAATAACTCCGCTTCTGGAACCTTCTCGCTCTCGCACCGCTCGAAAAGAAAGTAACTTCGCTGTCTGTTCCCGGTAGGTATTTAGTCCCGAGGAAAGCCTAATCACAGTTCCCACTCGTGTTTCTTTTCATCGCTTAGCCTCCGCTCAGATTCCAGGCTACGCTCTGGAAACCTTCGCTAAGGCTCCGCTCCTAAAAGCAACAACTCGCTTTGTATGTTTATGAACTAACTAGTCCCGTGTTGGGTCTCATCACAACAATCGCATTGCATGCAGTCCGCGAGATGCTTCGTCGTTATGTCTTATGACGCTTCGCTTGCACGCTGAGCCGTGCACAACGACATAAACAACTACGCAGCACGCGACCTTGCACGCAAATGCTAAGTCTGTTTATTAGTCCCGAATATATTTGAATAAAAATCTACGGCAAAATTGCTTGCTCGCATTCCAAAGTAATACTCCCTCCATTTATCCATTTAACGCTGCTCGCTCTTCAGGCTTACGGCCTTCGGCCTACAGCCATTCGTAAATGGAGTAAATGGGGCCTTCCGTATTTCCTTGGAATACCAGTCGCTTCGCTCCTTCTGCGCTTCAATTTATTCCTGTCACTTACTAGTCCCGTGTTATTTTTGTGGACTAAAGGAGCAAATCATCTTTCCGTCTTTGATTTCAATGACCTCGCACCCGAGGTCTTCAAGAAGCATTGATGCAACATCTTTGTAATCTTCAAGTTGCTGCGCAAGCTCTTTGTCCGATATGCTCTCATCAAAAGCAATGTCAAACAACGAGTTAGCAATCGCATTGGTTAACGAAAGCCTTATTTCAAAAGGGTTAGTGGCCATTGACAGAGCCTACCACGAGTGATATGCTGCTTTCGGCGATACATAAACCAAACACAAGGAGAATACGAACATGTCATCAGCGCCAGTAACAATAACCGGAAACCTCACGGCGGACCCAGAAATGCGTTATTTTGACTCAGGAGCAGGGAAGCTTTCATTCTCTGTTGCGGTCAACAACTTCTGGACCGACGCAAAAGGCGAGAAGCAAGAAAAGACTTCCTACTTCAATGTCATTGCATGGCGAAACCTTGCAGAAGATGCAGCCCGAGTGCTTGAAAAAGGAATTCGCGTAACAGTCACGGGTCGTCTTGAGCAAGAAACATGGGACGACAAAGAGTCAGGAAAGAAGCGTTCAGCAGTGAACATCCTTGCTGACGAAATCGGCGTATCTGTACGCAACATTGAAACATTGCAGCGCAAAGCAAAGGTAGAGAATGCTTCAGGCAACCCTGTCAATGCTCGTCCTGCACAGAAAACACCAGCACGAGCAGGCGCTCGTCCAGCAACCAGCCGAAACGATGTTGGCTCATTTGAGGAAGAACCTTTCTGAGCCTTACCTTCGGCAGTCTATTTGCCGGCGTCGGCGGCTTCGACCTTGGATTCGAAGCTGCCGGATGGCAGTGCAAATGGCAAGCTGAGTGGGACCCTGCATGTCAGCGAATACTCAGCAAGCACTGGCCCGACATCCCCAAGTACTTAGATGTCAGGGATGTAAAGGGCAACGAGATAGAACCAGTTGACTGCATTAACTTTGGAAGTCCGTGTCAGGACCTCTCCGTGGCCGGCAAACGCGCAGGCCTTGATGGTGCACGCTCTGGTTTGTTCCATGAAGCAATGAGAATAATCAAGGAGATGCGTGATGCAACAAATGGACAATACCCACGACTCGCAATCTGGGAAAACGTTCCCGGAGCACTTACTTCCAACAAGGGTGCTGACTTTGGGGTCGTCCTCGATGAAATGGCCAAATCAGGGTGCGTGGCGCTTGACTGGGCAATCCTTGATGCTCAGTACTACGGAGTCGCCCAGCGACGGCGCCGCATCTTCGTGTGTGCTACATACGATATTGGTGCCGCAGAGCGAAGTCCCATCCCGCTATTACCTGTCCAAGAGGGCGTGCGAAGGCATTCTCAGAAGGGCCGACAGGAGAAACAAAAAGCTTCCGGAAAAGCTTCGTCAAGCATTGGAAGCAGTAGCGAACAGGGAGTCCTAGCATACGAGAATAGCGGTTTTGCTAAATGGCAAGAAACAGACACCGCTCTAACATTGCGTGCCCGTGATGCAAAAGGCCCAGGCACCATACTAACTGACAGTATTGAAACCACAACAGATTCATATCAAGATGTCATAGGGACACTGCAAGCTAGAGACTGGAGGGGTGTTGGCACTCAGTATGTTGCCGAAGATAAATTAATTGTTGAAGACAATCAAGTTTTTTCTTTTGATACACAGTTCGGTTCAAATGCAAATGTTTTTACAGACCACTCACCAACACTTAAAGCTACGCAACAGTCACCAAGTGTCGCCTATGAAGATGAAAACTCACCAATAGTCTTTCACCCACACAGACAAGATGGCGTACGACTACAGGGTGACACCATCAACACATTGACTGCATTCATGGGAACGGGTGGACTAAACACACCAATGGTTGCTCAAATGGAAGAGCTCAATGATGGGGTTGCAATGACACTTCGTAGTGGTGGTGACGGCGGCGTACCATCGAGCCGAGGTGAAAATCTAGTGATTGACGCAATTGCTTACGATGAATACAATGACAAGCTTGTTGATGGTGGCATTCATCATGCAATTAGGGCGGGGACAAAACAGTCAACCGGAGTGTTGCAGAACATGGTAGTTAGGCGTTTATTACCAAAAGAGTGTGAAATTTTGATGGGCTGGCCCGTGGACCACACTAGGTGGCGTGCGGATGGCAAAGAACAACCCGATACAGCTAGGTACAAGCAGACCGGGAATGGAGTGGCTGCACCCGTAGCCGAATGGCTTGGAAAAATCTTCAAAGGATTATTAAATGACTGAGCAAATGTATAAAGAAACACCAAAAACATGGAATGCCGCCGCCGCAATTGCGTTGAGTAAGATACTCCCGCCAGAAGAAGAACAAGACCTGGCCTGGGACAGCATCTTGAAGATTATTGCATCTTTTGAAGATGCGAGTATGCCCATTATCAAGATGCTCCGAGTTTCACACGACGTGTTTATAGATGACATGTTTCATCACGAAGCAAAAGATGCCTCACAGGCATGGAGGGGGATTGGAAGGCTTGCCAGCATGCTCTCACGCTCTCTTGGTTTTAATTTGACATCACCTGAAGTGCACGAAACTTTGTGCAGAAAACAACATGATTATGGCCACGAGAACATTCAGCGATTTGGTAGAGCTGGATTGATGGTTAGGGTTCACGACAAGATTGCGAGACTTGAAAATCTTGTTGGCAATAATACAAACCCCAACAACGAATCAATCAAGGACAATGTGATGGATGTAATTGGTTACTCAGCAATTGGAATCATGTGGGAATCGGGAACATTCTTACTTAGCCTGGAGTAGTAGTGAGCGAGCAAGAAATTAAAGTTGTTCACTACAGCAACGGATGGCACGGTCTTAGTTTCTACCTCACCTCTTGCGGTCTTGATGATGGCTCATATTATGTTACAGCAAACAAATCTTTTGTTACCTGCAAAGAGTGCTTAAAGGTTATTAACGATTAAGCCCTTGTTTTAGGTAGTCAAGTACAAGCCTGCTTGAAGAATCATCAGAAGAAATGTCTGAACCATCAACGGCAGCATTTACTATTGAGCGCTTTGATTGAATTAGGTCGTAGATTTGTTCATCAACAGTGCCCGTAGCTATTGCGTAGGTAACCATTACTGAACCTTTTTGTCCAAGCCTGTGACATCGACTGTAGAGCTGGTCAACATCAGCTGGCGTCCATGGGAGCTCCACGAACAGAACTTTCTGAGCTGCCGTAAGTGTGTGTCCGGTTTTTGCAGCTTGCATAGATAGAACTATTACAGGAGCTTCTTCCGTAGACAAGTTTTGAAAGTCTTTCTTTGCTTTTTCAACTTCGTGTACATCCATGCCACCCTGAATTTTTAATCCACCAAACTCATTTGCTAAGGCATCAACAACATCTCTATGGTGTGCGGCAATTACAACTTTTTCGCCGGCTTCAATCTGGTTTTTAACCCACTCCTTAATTGATTCCATCTTGCCCTTAGCAGCCAGCCGGCGTAGCACGGACAGCTTTACAAGGTGGACATTTGATTCAGCTTTTATGCGTGCAACAACTGCAGCCGAATGTGGAGATTTGCCAATTTCTAGAGCAATTTCTTTTGCGCGCTGCACAAGGTACTCGACTATGTCGTCTTCTGCTTTTTTGTACTCTAGTTTGTGTTTTTCTGAAAGGCTCACCATATGTCTATCGTGTATGACATCTGGAAGTTCCGGAAGAACCTGTTCTTTTGTCCTACGTATATAACAAAGAGAACGAAGTATCTCGTTCAGCTCCTGAAGGTTTGTCGCCCCAGATGTGTTCCAGTGGCCCCACTTGTCCTTGAATGCTCCGCAGTAGCGCCTATAGAAGCCCCATGTGCCACCAAGCTCATTGAGACGGCCGATTATCTCCAGTTGGCTTGCATACTCAGCAGGCCTATTAGTGACAGGCGTGCCAGTAAGACACAAAACAACTCCAGACTTAATGGTTTTTGAAATCTTTATAGCTGCTTTGGTGCGCTGGGCAGTTGGAGTTTTTAGGTAGTGAGATTCATCGCATATCAATGACTTGTATCCCTTGAGGCTTTTGACCCAGTGATGAATGTTTGCATAGCCAATTACGATTATGTCGTGTTCTTCTTCAGGAAAATCAGAACGGTCTGTTACGACAGTAGCGGTCCTGGATGGTGTCCACTTTTCGACTTCTGACTTCCAGTTAAGGACAAGGTTTGATGGACACATAACTATTGCTGGATAAACATCTTCTCCAAGAGACGCACAGTACTCGAGTGTTGCTAGGGCTTGAAGAGTCTTACCCAGACCCATGTCATCAGCAATGAAGCACCTTCTAGTCTGATGTGCATACGACACTCCAGCCATTTGGTATGGAAGAAGAGAACCAGAAATGTTCGGTATTTCTATTTCTGCACTGTAAGCGCGTGATGCATCTGCTCGTTTTCTGCTAACTTCAGCAAACTCTTCTGCGTCAAGATGAAGTTCTGCTGATACATCCATCTTGAACATTGTCGCCCATTGAATTGCTTCACGAACTGCCGTTCTGGGGACTTTCCAGGCTTTTGATTTTGAATCCCATGTAACACCGGGAAGCTGCTTAACCGAACGAACTTTTACCTGGTCGTAGTTAAAGCCAAGATAAATCCAGCTATCGTCGCTCCACATACCAAATGACTTGTTTAGTCGTTTTGGCTCATCAAATAGCATTATGGATGTATCTACTTCAAAGTCATGAAGTATCGCAAAATCCCGAACCTGCGAAAGGCTCGTAGCGGGAGCACGCCAAACATGGGCAAGCTTGTCCCACTTAGCCCCAGGTATCTTTTTAATCGCTGCGACCTCATCTGGGTCGTATGGAAAGTCGATTATTAGATGGTCGTCATTTAGCCAGAGTCTTTTTTCGTTCATTGCCTGCGACGCAAGATAACCTTTCGTTCGTCTTCAGTCTTTCCTCCGTAGATTCCAAACTCAATTGAATTATCAAGAGCATACTTGAGACACTCACCACGAACAAGACAAATTCCACAATAGGCAAGAGCCTGTAATCGCACCTTTCGGCTGCTAGGGAAAAAGGTAAGTGTGCTGGCATCAATACACGCCCGTGATGAGCGCCAGTTATCGCCTGAGTAAATCATAAAGCTCCTTTAATATGGGTGTTCAGTCAATATAGCCACCCACCTAGCCAGTTGCAACCCGCAAGGCATATTTGTGGGTGGACAAATAGGGAATACAATGGACATATGAGAGAAATAACCCAAGACGAATTTGATTCAGTTCTAGCGGAGAGCGGAACCCCCATGGTCCTTGACATATGGGCCACATGGTGCGGGCCGTGCCAATACATGACCCCACTCCTAGAGGAGCTCAGTACCGCATACGAAGGAATAATACGATTTGTTAAATCTGATGTTGATAAGAACAGAGCGTTGGCACAACGGTTCAATGTTATGAGTATTCCAACACTTCTGATATTTGCTGACGGAGAAGTCGTCTCAACGATAGTCGGAGCTGCTGGACCGGACTTTATTGTTACGGAACTCGAGAAAGTTTTATCAGCTGAATCATACGAAGATGAGTGATGCAATATCCCTTTACCCAGTAGTGATAAGGGAATCACGTTATTCGGGCGTTTACGAAGGTGGCAAGTGGTTTGCAATTGCAGATTATTCAGAGGAATCTGAAGGTTTATCTAATTACATATCAGGCGATGACTGTGATGCATTAGATTTTTGGGATTCAGAAGAAGCAAAGATGATTGGTGTTGGTGATTCGCCCAACGACGCATTGTCTGACCTTTATTCAAAACACGGAATTATCAATGATGAAAAAGTAAAACTCAAGGAAGCCAACACCGCATTTGATTATTCACCCAAAGACAATGAGACTCATGCAGAGTTCAGTGTTAGATGGAGGGAATATTTAAGCAGCGATTTAGAGAACGGAGTTTACAGATTGAAAGGTGGAGGGTTTTCTGATGATTGAAGCATTTCATAAATATCGTCAATCACTCCAGAAACACTTTTCTTTGCTTCAGCTTTATTCTCTTCTTCTTCAATTTGTTCAATCTCTCCGAGTATTGAGTTAGCCTGCTGAAAAGCAAGAATTAACTGGGATACTTCGTTTTCGCTCAAATTCCGGCCGTTCAGATGAGTGCGCAAGCCACCTTCTTCATCCAATGATGCAGCTAGGCGTTTACCCGTATTAATCATTCCTAGAAGCGCTTCGGTCATGAGTTCTGCCTGCAGCTTAGACAAGTTGAATTCAAATGAAAATATCATCGCTTACCTGGGTATCCATCGCATGATGGTCCTGGTGTGAATCCCCACTTTTTGCTTTCATTTTCTGAAATTTCATCAATAAGTTCCAATGTTTGGTCCAAGAGAGTTGATGTTTCTGAATCAAATGTGAACCCGTGGTCTCGGATAACGGCAACACGTCGCAAGACATGTGCTGATTGAGCAAGAACCGACTCCATGTACGCTTCGTTATTCTCCATTTGATTTGATGCTTTCCGAAACTTCAACCGCAATGATAAAAGCTTGAATTTGTGAGGTCAGTTTTTGATTTGAGTAAGACTCAGCATTATCGCCAAACATTGAACCAATAAATTCGCTTTTGCTGAAAGTAAAAACAGGGGTTCCCTCGTCGGAATACTTATAGGTTGTGAGATTGGTGGCGAAGTTCCCGTAGCTGTCAAAAATGATTGTTGTCAAGCCTTCAGTCAGCGAGCTCTCAAGCGGATTCTCGTTAAAAATCTGTTGCAGGTTCTTTCCTGGGTACCTGCTCTTAATGTCATTCATTTGCTCAACGGTGTCGTGTTCGCTTTTGCTCCCACAATGGGCTACGACATCAGAAATGATTCCTCCCCATATTGGGGCAACGGAAACATCCTTGTATACGCCAATGAGCCAGTTGAAAATGTGGTCTGCGGGTGCCCCGTCGTCCGGGTTAATCTCAACAACTCCAACTTCCTCTTCGAGGGGGTTGTCTTTTCCCGGAACTGCATAAAAGAGCACAGATGGGGTGTCTACTGGGCCTTTCTCAATCTTGCTACCCATGAGCTTTGTCATCATCATCATTTGGATAGCCTGGTCGGAAAAGCTAGTGAGGAATTCTTGGGTTTTTGGGGAGTAAGTTGTTGTCATGACAAAAGAATACAGCCACTTTTTAATAATTGCAAGTATTTTGACTAAAGTAATGCTGTGGGATAATTGGGTGGAGGAAAAATGGCTCACGAACTAGATAAAACCAAAAATGGCAGGATTCGTATGGCCTACAACGACCGACAGGTGCCTTGGCACCGGCTTGGAACGCCCATGAAGGGCCTACAGACCATGGAGGCAATGCTTGAGGCCGCCAGTGCGAACTATGACGTTATTCTCACCAAGGTAGCTGCCGTAGATGATTCCGGAGAGCTAATCCGAAACTCGGATGGTTCACCAGTGGTCATCAATGACAGTAGGGCGACCCTAAAACAGAATTTTGATGGCTCCTTTGACCCGTTGGCGACAGTTGGAACAAGGTACGAAGTAAGACAGAACAGCGAAGTTCTTGAAAGAGCCCTTGCTGTAGTGGGTGCTTCAAAGGGTGACGCAGTTATTGATACATGCGGCTGTCTTAAGGGCGGTTCAAGATTTTTTGCAACAATAGACCTCGGTCCACTTGTGATTGATGCGCTTGGTGTTAACGATAAGCTTGCTAGATACCTAGTCATCTCAGCAGGCCACGATGGTGTGTGGCCAATAAGATATTCAAATACCGAAATACGAGCGGTGTGCAACAACACTGTTGTTCTAGGTGAGAAAACAGCAAGAAGAGTTTTTACAGCCAGACATACTCGAAACATGGATTCGATAATTGACGATGCTCAAGAAGTTTTAGAAATTTCCACTAAATGGGGAGATGAATTCACCCGTAGTGCCGAGCAGCTTCTTTCTATAAAGACACCCGTGTCATCTATCTCGGATGCAGTGTTAAAAATAATTGCACCTCGAACAAAATCAGAAACAAAGAGACAAAGAGAACACCGGAACTCTATAGAAGATGCAATTAACTCTATTTATAAAAACGAGAGAAATGCTGCCGGATATGGTTACAACGCTTGGTCGGTATATAATGCTATTTGTGAATACTTAGACCACTATAGATTCACTAGCCCAGAAGAACTTGCAATCGCTAGCATGGATGAAAATTCTTCTGCAACAAAAAAGAAGTTGGCAGTGCAAAGAGCATTGCTTGGTACATAGAAATGGAAGATTGGGAACCAATGGATGAAGACTCTGAGGACTACGCAGACATTGACCCAATCGCAGCTGAGTCTGACTATCTAGACGCAATACAGGAGATGATTGAAGATTCATCTTTTACTGACATGGAAAATAACCCATTTATTGCTGAAGCAACAGACTATTCCAACATGCTGGATGTCTATTGCCAGATGATTACTGAGCGAAAATTTAATCGTATGGCTAAAAATCTGAAGGATTCAGATGGCGACCGTGGAATAATAGAGCTGTTGTTCGCAATAGAGAAAGCAACTGGCTGGCACATGGAGATAATGGGTTCTCGTTCAAATGTCGATGACGAAATGATTAGCAAATACAACAGGTTTGACCCGTACGCTTGGGAAAAAGTCAAGAACAGTGATGAGTGGCAAGATGCAATTTACAAGGTTGCATACATATCCGGTAGAGCTTTAGATTTGGCAATTCAGGAAATAGTGCAACCCGTGAGCCGAGAAGATAGAACCAGAGCGTCAATTAGGAAATTCTTGTGGTCAACATGGAAGGCACTTGACTTGAGGTTTAGTAAGTAATACTCTTTGCGTTCATGACAATAGATGAGAAAGAAAACCAACAGTTCAATGGTAGATACGGAACATTGAATCTTGATGGCCCTCCAGACTTCCCAAAAGGTGGAGCTTGTACTTCTTGTCCGACAGATTGGTTTTTCCCGGGGTCGCCATTAACTAGATGTGAGCTGGAAAAGATAAACAACGCAAAAAGCGTTTGTGCTAAATGCCCCATACAAATGGAATGTCTCACATATGCAATGGAGTGGGAGCCATTTGGGATATGGGGAGGTATGACAGAGAGTCAGCGAAAATTCCTTAGGCAGAAGATGAATTTAAAAACACGACGATATGATGAGACGGTCCGACTACAACAATTGATGAGTACATAATGACCTACGCCGCCTCACTTACAGTTTCAAACTTCTTAAGCAAGCTTCAAGGCGTTCGTGGTGGTGATGGACAGTGGCAAGCTCGATGCCCGTGCAGGAATGATGACAGCAACCCGTCCCTTTCTGTCAAAGATGACAATGGAAAAGTTGTCGTGTATTGCCATAGGGGCAAGCCCTGTAGTGCATCAGAGATATGCGAAGCTATTGGCATAACCCAGAAAGACCTCTTCCCCCCGTCTGCAACATTTGACAAGAACAACAAACCAAAGCAACGTCTTGTAAAGACTTACAAATACATTGATTCAAATGGCAATCTTGCATACGAGAAGCAACGGTTTTTGCGTGAAGATGGGAGCAAGTCTTTCTTGCAGCGCCGGCCAAACCCAGAAAAAAGTGGAGATTGGATTTACTCTCTCTCCGGAATAGACAAGATTCTCTACAATCTGCCCGCAGTCATTGAGGGAGTAAAAAACAATGAGCCCATTTGGGTTGTTGAAGGCGAAAAAGATGCTGATGCTCTTATCGAGCTGGGAATAATCGCCACCACAGGACCCGGGGGAGCAGGCAATAACAAATGGGAAGACAGTTTTACAAAAGCTCTAGCTGGAGCCCATGTCGAAATTATTTCTGATAACGATGATGTCGGCAAGTCCTTTGCCATGATTGTTCGCTCAAAGCTGGATGAGGCGAGGTGTACGGGAGGTGTATGGCTTTCGGCTTCAGGCAAAGATGCATACGACCACTTTGCTGCCGGTAAGTCTTTTGATGATTTCATCCCCCTCTCCGATTACGAGGAGTCACCCGTAGAGGAACCGCAAGAAGAACCATCTCAGATGGATTCAATCCTTGTAAAGATTAACGATATTTTTGATTCCGAGAACCTGAGCGACTCTCAGAAGTTGAACAGGGCAAGCATTGCTCTTACATCGATGACAATCAGTGAGCGCACCGATACTGGTCGTTTGGTTAACTGGGAAAACTTTATCTCCGAATCAGACAACGACGAATTTGATTGGGTTATTCCAGGACTCTTGGAGCGTAAGGAGCGCGTGATAGTTGTTGCAGCTGAGGGCGTTGGAAAGACAATGCTTGCTAGGCAGGTTGCGATACTTTCTGCCTCTGGAGTTAATCCTTTTACATATCAATCAATGCCACCAATTAGGACATTGACTATTGACCTAGAGAACCCTGAGCGAATCATCCGCCGAACATCCCGTAGCATCATGAATGCCGCAATAGCCCGTACGCAATTGATGAATGGAAACCGGATTCAGCAAGTTGAAGCCCATCTTCTTATCAAGCCGGCTGGTATCGATTTGCTTAGCGTCTCTGACAGGCTCCTAGTTGAGGAGACTGTTGAGAAGACTAAACCAGACCTACTTGTTCTTGGTCCTTTGTATAAGTCATTTATTGATTCAGGAAACAGGACAAGCGAAGCTGTTGCAGTAGAGGTGGCTCGTTTTCTTGACTACATTCGTGACCAGTTTGGATGCGCCTTATGGCTCGAACACCACGCCCCTCTTGGTTCAAGCCTTACAACCCGTGAGTTACGCCCATTCGGCTCTGCAGTCTGGTCTCGTTGGCCGGAGTTCGGCATTTCGTTACAACCAGACCCAACCTCAATGGAGGGATATGTCTACGATGTGAGACACTTTAGGGGTGGCCGCGATGAGCGCCCGTGGCCTACTAAAATGAGGCGTGGGAAGATTTTCCCATTTGAAGTTCTTGAATATATGAAAGTTGGCTAAGTGTCAAAAGGCGAAGGCGGTTTAACTAGGGAGTTCCTTGCTGAAAGGGACTTGCGCATATTCAAGCTAAGACAAGCCGGTGTAACCCATGGTGAGATAGCCCGTAGGTTTGGTATGTCAAGCAGAGCTGTAGGAACTGCGATTAGAAGACAGCTTGAAAAGCTCAACTCAGAAGCACTCTTTGCTTATCCAGAGCTTTTGAGAATGGAGCTTGAAAGACTTGACTCTCTTCAGTCGGCAATATGGCCCATGACTCAGCATAGAAAGTTGGAAATGGATGATGGCACTGAGGTGACAGCAGAGCCAGACTTAAAAGCCATCCAGCAAGTTCTGTCTATAATGGATAGGCGTTCAAAGTTGCTCGGTATGGAGCAGACAAATGTTAATGTGCAGATGGATGTTAATTCGCAGGTCAATGTTAGGTCAACCCTTTCCGGCGCAATAGATGTAAGTTCTATTAGTCAGTTCTCTCCAGAATCAGAAGCCCGTAAGCTTTTGGAGATAATGGGAAGAAGCGGCGTGCTTCCATCAGACGTAATTAATTCAATACTTGGTGAATCAGAAATAGAAGATGGAGAGGTAATCGATGTTGCGGAAACCGTATCCAACGGAGGGGGCGGCGAGGAAGTCGCTATCGACCGAGGGGAAATATAGGACATCAAAGGAAAAAGTAAAAGAATTTGAAATATCAATAGGCAAGGGTCTCCTGGGATTTTGCAACAGGTTCAAGGGAATAAATAAACACAAAGAACTGCCAGAACTAGATGTCCATGAGGTAGTTTTGTTATCTATGAACAAAGATGAATCATCCAAAGAC